TCGCGTCCTCGTTGTCCCCGAACGCGTTGTAGATCGTCTTCAGGGTCTGGGTGAGACCCTTCGTCCTCAGATCCTGTTGCACGGTGGCGTAATCGAGGCCGGTCATGGCCTTCATCGACTCTTGGGCGTGCTTGGGCAGCTTCTGAAGCGACGTGAGCAACGCGTTGATCTGGGTGGCGGCCTCGTCGGTGCTGACACCTGAGAGCGTGAGCGCCGACATGACACCGGCAACCTCACCGAACTCGACGCCCATCGACCCGGCCAAGGGGATCACCCTCGACAGGGACGTGGCCATGTCATCGGCTTCGCCTTTGCCTTCACGGACAGCGGCGGTCAACACGTCGGCGGCCTGCGCCGCGGTGATGTGTTCCTTGCCGTACTGGTTCATCGCCGAGGTGACAACGTCGGCGACCTGGGCGGTGGTGCCCAGTTGGATCGCTTCGCCCTTGGTGGCCACCTCCAACACGCCCATGGCGTCGGCCGCTTCGACGCCCGACGACGTGATGAAGTACAGGCCCTGGGCGGCCTTATCGGCGGTGACGCCGTACTCGGCGCCGAGATCCATGACCTCGCCCCGCCAGTCCGCGACCTGTTGGGCGTTGACGCCCGCCAACGCGTTGGTTTGCGTCATGGCCACGTCGAACTGCACGAACGCGTTCGATGCGACCTTCCCGAACGCGATGAGGGGCAGCGACAGGCCCAAAGACACCTGCCGGCCCAAGTTGCCGAGGCTGGTGCCCAACGTCGTGAGTGACGCCCCCAGGCCCCGCGACAGGCCGGCGCCTGCCTCCGCCCCGGCCGCGGCACCAGCACCGGCCGCGGCGCCCGTGAGGGACCGTTGCAGGTCGCCGGCCAAGTTGCCGGTGTTGAAGCGGACATCGACGAAGACAGTGCCGACGCTCGTTGCCATCTCAGGGTCCCATCGTCAGAGCGGCCAGTTGGCGGGGGCTCACCGTGGGCACCTCGTCCCGAACATGTTCGTTGGGACGGGGCACACGGAGGGGACGCGGCGGGGACTTCACACCCATGCCAGCTAACGCTTCGACCCGCATGACGTGCATGAGGTCGATGAGCATCGCCAGCAGCTCCTCCCGGGTCGTCCATGACTCAAGCTCACGCTCGGCCCGGATCTCTTCGGAGAGGGTCAACAGGGTGGTGAGGTCGCAGGCCGCCAGGTCAGCGACCGGGGTGCGGGTCGCTACCGACAGCTGACAGATCAGTCGTCCCCAGCTGCCGGGGGGGTAGGGTCCGGCTCCGGCTCCGGTTCGTCCCCGATGGGTTCGATCCGGTGCACGTCGCCGGCCCACGCCATGATGTCGCCCTTGGGTTTACCCAAGTACAGCCAGACGCCATGAGCGAGGCTGGTGCCGTCGGGGGTGTCCTTCTGGGGGAGGTCGGCCTCTAGGCGCATGATGTCCGCGAAGTTGGACCGGACCTCTTCAACCCGGCCGTCGAGGTACGTGACCTTGTAGCGCCCCAGGGGCACAAACGAGGGCACGGTCAGCCGCGCTTCCGGCCGCTGGCGACAGGCTCCTCGTCGCGCTGGACGGGTTCGCCGTTCTCGTCGCGCTCGACGGTCTCGCCGTTGCCGTTGGTGCGACCGTTGGCGCCCAACAGGACCACACCGTCGTCGAAGGCGGTGTCGTTGGTGACCATCTCGAACGGCGCCGACGCGTCGGACGGAACGAGGATCTGCATGGTGACGGGGAACGTGGCGGCGTCTTCTCGCACGAGCTTGTTCTCCACGGGCTCACGGTTCTGGCATCGCTTGTACTCGTAGCGGTACTTGGCGGTGCCGTCGACCAGCTCCAACAGCATGGCCCGCTCGTCGATGTACGACGCCGGGGGCGGCGTGTACCGCACCACCCCAGCGGTGGCATCGTCGACGAACGTGCCGCCGCCGAGGGCGAGGATCAACTGGTCCCGGCCGTGCTGCATCATGGAGAAACTGATGCTCTTGGGTGCCTTCGTTTGGATGATCCGCACCGGGTCGATCGACTGGAGCGCGTAGATCTCCGTGACCTCACGGCCATAGGTGAGGGTGATGCCGTCGGTCGTGACATAACCGAGATCGACCCACGGGGCCGCCGGTTCGACATCGAAAGCGGGGAACGCGGTACCGAGCGGGGCGAGGAAGATCTTCGCTTCGCCGCCTACTCGGATGTCGCCTGCATCAGTGGGCATGAGGGGGCCTCCTCTTAGGGGTGGGTATAGATCGACGTCGTCGCGATGAACCGGGGCTTCGGTGGCGCGTAGCCGTCGTCAGGCAGGTACATGAGGTCGCCGAAGTCGACGCCCGTGACGACACCCACACCGGGGTGGTCACCAGGGAACCGTTCGGCCAACAGGTCACGGGTCGTGTCGATGAGCTGACGGGCGAGCACTTTGGGCCCGCCGTAGGCGTCGAGTTGGATGAGGGCCGTGTCGAGGTACAGGGGCCGGGAGAACACGGGGTTGCCGGCGATCTGGGTGAGCTTGAGCAGCGGGAACACCGCCCGGTTGGGGTTGTCGGTGTAGACCCGGTCCTCGACGATGGCGACGATCTCGGGTTGGGCCCGCAACCATCCCGACAGCAACCGTTCGGTGTCGACGACGATCACGCCGCGGACCCAAACTGTGAGTTGGTGGCCGATGTCGACGCCTTGTTGGGCAGGGTCCTGCCTTTGAACGCTCGGATGACCCGCCGGAACGGGGCGTAGGTCGGGTTGTTGATCGACCCGAACTCGATGAGGTGAGCGAACGGGTCCCGGCTAAACACCCGGTAGCCGCCACGGAACGGCCGGGTGTGCAACGAGTCTCGGAACCAGCCGTGTTTGATCGGGTTGCCCCACGGCCACGACAGCGACTTGCCGTACGGGGCCGCTTCTTTCACGGCGGACTCGACCGTGAGCGCGGTCTTCAGGAGACCGACCTGGGCGGCGGCGTTCGTGTCGAGGAACTTGCGTAGCTTCTTTTCGTCGATGACGACCTTGACGGGGGTCTTCGCTGAGGTGCGCCGGGTCAGCTCGGCCATCAGATGCGCCTCACGGCCGTCGCTTCGATGTGGGTGCGCCACCCGGTCACCGGGTCACACACCAGCCACGGGTTGCCGAGGATCTGCATCTCCATGCCGTCAACGAACACCGAGTCGTTGGCGTCGACCAACACGTACGGCAGGAAGTAGACCTGCCAGCGTTCCGTTTCGATGTCGTCGTTCTCGCCCCGGGTGGACTGGGCGATGTAGCAGCGTTCGGTGGTCTCGGTGATGACACCCACCGGGTGGTCGCCGTACTCGTCGACGTCACCGGGATCGGAGTGACGGACCGTGCACGCCATCTTGATCAACTGGTGGATCGCATGGTCGTGCGGCATCAGTACCCGATCGGGAACCAGTCGGCGTACGGGACGGTCAACCCGTCGTTGTTGTTGTCGACCGGGGCGTAACCCCACAGGTTCCCGTCGAACCCGAAACCGGGCTTCAACAGTTGCTGTTGTAGGCCTTTGCCGCGGTTGAACAGGGCGAGATCCTGTCGTTCCTGGGCGTTGAGCCACGCCCCGCCGTACCGCACCGACACGGCCCCCAACTGGGCGGCTTCGATGCCCGCGGGGTTGAACCAGCCCCGTAGCGCCGCCTGGCACGTGATGGACACGGCCAGGTCGGGCACCACGGCCAGCTCACCCGTGTCGGGATCGACCCAGGTCTGGTTGGCGGCGAAACGCACCAGCGACGACGCGTCCGCCAACAGGGCGTTGGCTCGGGCCTGTTCAGCGGCGTCGGTGATCGGGTGACCGAGCCGGGCTTCTAGGTCCGTGATCGTCGCCAGTGGCGGCAACATGGCTCAGGCGGCCACGACGCGGATGGCTCGCTGCGCGTCGAGCGTTTCAGCTCCGGCGAACACCGAGCAGATCGCCCGGTCCTGCATGAACGCCGAGTCGTAGTCACGGATGAACCGCATCGCCATGCCCTGGTAGCTGACGGACTGGCCGAACGTGCAACCGGCGGGCACGGCGGGGGCCCTCATGACGAACGTGAACGCGTCACGGGTCATGATCACAAACGACTTGGCGGTCAGCTCGGTCGAGCCGATGACGGGCATCCCGTACAGCCGGCCGATGTTCGCCTCGCGCAGCACCTCGGTCGAACCGGAGTCCTGGTAGCGCACGAGACGGTTGATCGGGTCCGACAGCAGCGACATCTCGATCTCGGGCGACACGATCAACATGCGGCCCTGCTTCGGGACATACCGCTTGTCGAGCGTCATGCGGGCTTCGAGGATCGCGTCATGCAGATCGGAACCGTCAGCGGCCGGGACGATCGTGGTCGACGCCGGGAACGAGTTGATCTCCGCGGCCAACAGGGCCTCGGCGCCGATGCCGACGGGTTGAACGATCGGTTCGATCACCTGACGGGTGAAGTCCGTCAGCGTGAACGTGAACTCCTCGTCAGTCACCGGGACACCCTTGTAAAGCATCGGGCCGATGGTGACGGGGATCGTGGTCTCGGTGATGCGGTCCAACACGATCGGCGTCGCCGCGTCACGCAACGTCTGCGTATAGGTACGGGCCCCGCCACCGGTCACGGTCGGGGGGATGCGCACGTTCACGACCGTGCCCGTGCCACCTTGAAAGTCGGCTTCGACGTCACGGTTCACGAGACGGGGCAGGACCAGATCCTGCACCAGCGCCCCGATAGCCACCTTGCTGATGACAGTGGGCGTCAGGAAAGTGTTTCCGGCCACGGCTTCCTCCTAGATGTCTGCCCGTCGAGGCCGTGGCGCGGCTCTAACGGGTCACCGCGTATGGATCGAGCCTTCGGCCTGCTCGCGTGCCATACGGATGAGGGTCATGGGGTCCTCGCTGTCGAGGTTCGACTGCGAGGGTTTGCCGTTCACCAACCGCTCCTGGGGGCGACCGGGGACAGCGGGACGTTGGGGACCGATCTCGGCCAACAGCACGTCGGCGGCGGTCTCCATCTCTTCTTTGTTCGCCCCGTTGAGAAACGGGG